TGCTTTATAGTTACTTTCAGAAGTGTGCTTACCATAGTTGTTATTGCCTTTGGGTATCACGCCATTTTGCTGACACCACCGAACCAGCAGACCCCATTCCATACGTGTCATCAGGTGCCAGCCTTCGCCTTTGTTCTCGCAGACTTCACGGGCCTTATCAAACGTGATGTTCGCTCTCGGGTCAACGCCGCCCAGCGAATAGGCCCGGTCCTGATTGACAACGTTCTGATACTTGGAAATCAGGATCTCATCAATTTCCTGGCCATCAACAATAAAAGCCGGGTGGGTCGCTTCGCTGTCGCCCATGCCCAGCTGCTTGTAGGTCAGTTTGGGAATCCGTACCATGATGGACGGCAGGCCTACGTCATCCACTTTAATCACATTACCGGGGCAGCAACCTTCCAACGCCAGTGCAGTTAAATCAAAATCAGCAGCCATGTTCTTTATCCTCCTTATTCTCTCACAGCCCACAGTGTGAGCGTAACTTTATCCATGTCAAACGGCAGCGGCACCGGGGATTCCTCTTCACTGGGAGCCGGTTCATATTCCCGAGCAGGAATATCAATCTCTGCCACATAAGCCCACGATTCATGCGTACCGATCACCAGCTGCCGGGCCTTGTTATGGCAGATGATGATGTGTACAGGCTCATCATCCTGCCGTTTGGCCAGGTTCAGCATCAGGTCGTCGTCAAAGATAATTTTCGTCCCAACTACTTCGTAAGGGATTTTCGGGCCAGCGTCTTTGTCAATGATAATCATTCTCCAAAACCTCCAATCACAACATATTTAATCGTGGCAGACGCAGCGGAACCGGTATAACCAATTTGGAATCCATTGGTCAGTTTCCCTGTCACTTCCACATTGCCCACGTTGCCGTTAAAGGCCGTTACTTCTGTCAGCACCACATAGTTTGTAGTCTTCCGGGTCTTTGCCAGGCTCACAGAACGTTTTGAATTGTTGAACGGGAATTTCAGCAAATTGGTCAGCGTTACTGTGCCTGTTTCTGTGATATCGTGGTCTGCCATCCATTTCTTGATATCGTCAATATCAAATTTGTTATGCCGTGCAAAAATCAGGATCTGCCGGACAACGGCATCCATATCCAGCAACGTAGCGCCGGTATAGGTATGGGTACGTTCTTCCTCGCCCCACTGGTACTGGCGCAGCGCATTGAACAGTATCGCCACCGCCATGGTCGCATCATGGATGCCGTCTTCCATCCGGTTAAAGTGCGCCTGGTCCTGGGGCGTACCTTCTTCCAAGACGGTTCCATGCGGAGTGATTTTGTATAAATTTTCCCCGATCTTGACGATTAAAAACTCATCGTCTGGATCCCGGGTAAAGTCAATCCAACGTTCCGGATTAAACATTGGTGCTTACCTCCTCTCGTAACGTAAAATCAAACCAGAACAGTATCCCGGTTTGTGCCGCTTCCAGTTCGATTTTGCAGTCCTGGTACGCCCAGAGCTGCCCGTCCGTGTTGTACAGTTCCACACGGTTTACTGTCATGGCGGCTCCGTTAGAATTGATGTTCAGCTGCACCCGGACAGTCCCGTTCGCCAAGATCTGTACTTTGCTAAGGTAGATCTGGTGGTACGTGGTTCCTACCCGGTACCGTGCATAGCTGACACGCCTTTTGATGTATCGGCGCAGGTCCTCAAACCCAGCTACATCAATCATGTTTTTCCCTCCTTACATTAGTCTGCCCGGTTTGCTTCCGCATCTCCGGACGCTATAAGAACGGTTGACAGCGGATGTTCCAGCCGCCAAGCCGTTTCCCTCGACGCTCCCTTGTGTAGCCGTTTGCGGGAACATGCCTGCACTTACCTCGCCAGCATACGGGTTCCGGTAGCCAGCGGCTTCCGTGCCCGTGGCCACGACCATGTCCGTGTCAGACACCTTGCCCGGCGTGCTTCGTGGAAATGTCCCGGCAACAATCTCTCCTGCATACGGGTTCCGGTAGCCAATCCCGGTGTTGAATGTCTCAACCACAAGGTCAATATCATCAATCTTGCCCCGTGTTGCCCGGAACGGGTAGGTTCCACACCGCCGGTTGCGATAGCGCACCCAGCTGCACCTGCTACCGACAACAATGTCGTGAGGAACATGATAATAAACGCCCTCCAAATGGCTGCGGAAAGATTTGTATTCTTCCACCAGTGCCAACAGTTCATCCATCGACAGGAGCGGTGCGGCAGTATTCGCCGTCAGCAGGATGCGGAACCAGTACGGCTCACCGCCATACTCGAACCATTCCTCAACCACAGCGTCCTTGTACACCGTCCGGACAATTTCTTCCACCGCTGCCGGGGTTCCCTTGCGCCGATGGCGTTCAATGGCCGTGCGTACCAGTTTCCGCTTTGTTGCCAGCGGAAAGCTGTCCCGGTAGAAGTCCACATGGTACTGCCATGCTAAACTGTCCACGATGTCTTCCGGCAGCGTGTCCAGCTTTGGTAAAAGCAACACAGAAGCGATGTCCAAACAGGCTTTATTCAACTGAGGCTGAATAGAATCGCTGATATCCTGCACCGTCTGGTCGCCAGCAATGCTGGAGGGCAGAGTCTTTTTCAAGATGGCCGTATCATCCAGATTAAGCATCTTCTGTACCTCCGTATTGCACCGACACAGAACCGGCAATGCCTACCTGCGTCATATCCAACCGCGTGAAAGTCGGGGAGCGTATCTCAGCCCGTTTAGCACCGGCCACGACAATCTTCCGGATCAGTTCCGACGGGTTGATGTCCCGGCCGATTTTTCCTTTTGTCCATGTAACAAACTCATCCACCGCCGTTGCCACATTGTTTTGGATAGCTGTCTCGTTGTCTGCGTCATCCGTATCAATGTAGTAAGTCAGGTCAATGTTGTAATTCACTGCAGACGGAGCCTGTACCGTCACATGGTCCGTCAGCGGTCTCACGCTCCGGTCATTTAGCGCATCGCTCACGATCTGCAGCATTTCCTCTCCAGGCAACGCCCCGCCCTGCAACAGAATCCGGACGTCAATCTCACCCGGTGATGGACTGCCCACTGCGACATCGGTGACAAGCGCCGATGCGTGTTTTGCAAAGAACTGGTAGGCGCCAACGGGACCGGCAACGGAGAAGCTCTCCGTGGCTATATGGATGGCCTCCCGATAGCTATCATCCTGCTCAATAGCAGCACCGCCTTCCGATACCGTCGTATTGGCTACACTGTCCACGTAGGCCACCGGGTCGACCAGCGTCTTAATCTGCCCGGCCACATATCCGTTACCAGCGCTACCGGTCTCCGTGCATGTCGCTGCCACTGTCCCGGTACGTTGCCCTGCAGGGATAACCAACGCTACATCCGACGCAAAGAACATCTGACCATCTGCCGTGAACCGGGTACCAGCAGGAATCGTTACGTTGAAAGCCAGCGTATCTGACAGGGTCACCTCCATGGTTGTTCGTGCAGCTGTAGCCGGGATACGTTCCACGCCCAGCAAGGCGCCTAAATGGTCCAATTTGTCCTTTTCTGCGTACCGGAGCAGGTTTTGTTTCCCGGTATCATTGATGTTGTTCTTGAGCAGCACAATGATGTTTGTGATAGACAATAAAAAAAGGCGAACCGGGTCGCCTGGTGCTAACGTTCTTTTTGTAACCGTTTCATATTCTTTTATGATTTCCGCCTCTACCTTTGCGGCATCGGCGTCCACGAACACAATGTCCGGCAAATTACTAAGTTTGCTCATTGATGTCCACCTTCACTTTCGCGGCCAGGGAGCCGTCTATCGTTTCCACCCAGTCTATATTCATGACCGCCGCCCGTGGCTCATACTTGGCGATACACAGAACCAGCTCCGATGCGAACTTGCCCTTTGCCGCTTCCATCGGGCTGTCCAGATAGGATGGGTCAAGTCCAAGATCACGATCCAATGGTACGCTGTTTTTGGTCGTGGCCATGATGGTCCGTATGTTTTGCAGCACCTCTTCGACAACTGTCGCCGGGGCAATATTGATGGGCGGCATGCTCCCGGTTGTTAATTCATAAACCATTTCAGACCATCCTTTCCGAATACTCTTCTAACGTGACTGTCGCATCCACAATGTACAGGTTGCCACCGGCCCAGTGTTTCGCATCCT